CTTTAAGAGCTGAAGCAGTTGCATAAAGATCACCTGATACAGCTGCATCTCTAATTATCGCGATCCCATTAGCGGGATCGCCTTTAACGCCAATTATCGAGGCTGAAGGGCCTTTAGCAAAATCTTCAGCTGCTTTGCGATCCACTGTTCTCTTATTGTAAGCGTACTTTTGATCCGCCGCCCTCTTAACGTGATCCAGAACCTTAGACAGAATCCTATTAAGCAAATTCTGCTTGCTAAGATAAACATCTGTATCCGCAAGAGCGTGTGTTTCATCAGGGTTGAAATTGAACCAGATAGGCTCAACTGGGAATCTGTCGAACTTAGTAGGCCACTCATTATCGTCCCTCAGAAATTTATCATGCGTTAGCACGACTACTTTGAATGTTTGATTCTCTTTGTCCCAAACATCATATCCCTCAACACGAGCTAAATCGTTCTCTTCCGAAGTAAAAGCAGAATCAGCATCATCTTCAAATCTCTTGATGGTGAAAGAGCCAAGCATATCCTTCTTATTGGGCTCTACAAGTGAGTTAGGTTTTAAGTCAGAGGTATTCTTTAGATTTGGATCATCTTTCAATTCATCCAATGTCTTAACCCACTTGATGCAAATATACTTATCATCTTTTAAATCATGATCTGTTGCCTCTGGATCCCTTATAACATCCTTAGGTGATATTCTCCTAACGAAAATCTCCTCATTCCTTATCATTGAAATAATATCACTTTCAATAGCTTTACCATCAAAACCTACCATAACATAACCCTGAGGGGCTAGAAGTGCATCAACGACACACTTCTCTAGCTCATCTTGGATCTCCAACTCATCCATTAAAAAGTTGGCCAACCCCTCCATCCTAAGAGCAGCGCTCGTTGCATCTATCGGACCTTGTCTAGTTTCTAGTTGCCTTCTTTTAGGCTTAACGAATATCTTTGGTCTATTTAGGATAATGGATGGTTTTATGGTAGCTACTGCTGTATAAACCATATTATCCACTATCTCATCATTGTATAGAAGGTCATCCTCTATATTATGACCCCAGTGTTTTCCTTGGTAGTATTTATAAGATAAGTCAATATTATCATTTATCTTATTTTCTTGAGTGTCCCTAGCGAACTTGACTCGGTCTGACCATCTCTTGTATTTTTTAGTTGGTTCGCTCATCTATTAACTAGCCTCCCCTTCTTATTCCCATTCCCTCTCTGTTTAATGATCCAGTTAAATGACCCAACTGGTGCATTATCATCCCTCTTCTGTTCATATGGAGAGGATCTAGTCATAACGCCATATCTCAACGCATCACAAGCATGGTCATTAAGCTTTCTAGCCTCCTCCTTTGGGTTAGCAGAGGTATCTGAAGTTTTCTTCCAAATATACTCAGGAATCTCTGTTAAGAGATTTCGACATCTCTTAGAAATATATATCCTAGGAGCCCCTTTCTTCTCCATAAATGGATGAAAGTGATCTTTGTCAGACCTAAAATACTCTCCAACTCTATTCCAACCAGACTCCCTACTATTATTAGCTTTTGTTAAGTAAATCCCTCTCTCATCATATTCATCAGCAACTGACCACTCCATCCCATCTTTCTCTCTATTCTTATCCCAAATAGATGGATCTGCCACTAATTCCTCCATAGATGATAAATCAAATTGCTCCTCTATATTCAACACATGGTCACTAACTAGACCTTTCCTATAATACTCGTCATATACCAAGATATTCTCATCCTGATCTATATACATCCCTAGAAAGCAAGTAGGGTTCGTCTGACCATGATCTAGAGATCCTAGCACAGTGTGAGTGCCTTTAACTGGGTATGGTATCTCCACAGGGCACTCATCATTGGGGAGGACATGCGTTTGGAAGTCAAAATCAGGCCAGACTTGCCCTTCAACAGCATCCCATGATCCATCTATATATCTACGCACCCAGCTCTCTGGATTATCTCTTCTAAGATTGGCTAGATATTCGGGAGGTAGCCAGGGGTTGTCCTTGAGGAGTGATTGGACGAACAGGTGGTCATCGAGTGGAACACCTTGCTGCTGTGGCACAACAAAGGTATTCTTTAACCAACCTGGTTCTGGGTTAGAAGCGAATAATCCAAAGAACCTCGGGTATTGACCTCCTGGAAGTTTCCACCTAAGGCGAGCTTTGAGCATATTAATAACTTCATGTACCGTTTCCGAAGCTTCATCCACACAAAAGAAGCCTATTTCCAATGACTTGATTCTATCCATATCTTCCCTACCACCTAGACCACCATATATAATTGCTGATCCATTTACTAGAACTATTTCTTTCTTAGTTTGATTATGCCCGTTGTGGGCAATTATCCTCTGACCTGTCTCCTGCTCCATATCTGCTATTAGGTTTAGTAGGGTAACTAGAGTGGTTTTCCTAAATGCCTCAGCTTCATGCCTCCCCAAGAAGCCCCTGTTTCCAGGGAACATCATGGAGAGACGTAACCCCTCAGCACAAAGGGCATATGTTTTACCACCACCTACTCCACCCCCAAATAGTTTATATTTATGATGAGCATCTCTAAATATAGTCTGTTTCTCTGTAGGACCTTCTTTGCCATAGAAGACATCAGTTCCACCAGAGGATGTTTTTATTGGGGCTTCAATCATTTTTTCTCCTCAGTCGGAATATCACCATCCCATGAGAGCAGCCAACATGCGAATATACGGTGTATTCCATCTTCTATTTTCCCCTCTTCATCTAATATAATCGGCTGCTGTACACCATTGTTCTTAATATCCATTGCCAGTGCAAAAAGACCTGGAGATTCCTTATACACCCTATCCCAATCCACGTTTGCGGGTTCACGCAAAATTAATTCGTCAAGCTTCATCTTTATTCTTATTAGCCAACACATTCCCAGCACCAACATTACAAATCTTCAACAACACATTGATTCCTTTAGTAGCAAACCCTAAAGCATTATCATCCAACTTCGTAGGTGTCAACATTGTTATTGCAGTTAATGAGGTTACAACAGTAGATATTGCTTGTAACCAACCAGGTGCTTTTAGCATTAAACTAGCTATTACATCCATCTCGTATTCTCCTTACGTATTAATGGTGGTATTACTGTTACCTTAAAGCAGCCAGAGAAGATCTTAGGAAGTCCCTTATTCATGTTTCTAGATGCACTCTGACAATCTTCATATGTTCCATCGTACTTGTGTATTTGTGTGGTCATGTCTGTTAAGAAGAGCATCCATATGCCGATTATTATGTGTTCCACTAATTTTCCTTATCTATTTCTGGAAGGTAGATCCCTAGATAATTTTCTACCCATAGTTCTGCTTAATAGATCCAAGATTGACTGAGAAGGTTTACTGGAAGGTTCACCTAGAGCTGATGACTGGAAGTCAGAGGGCAATCTATCTATTACAGCATCATTCAATGCTTCATATCTCTTCTGCATAGCCCTATCAACTTGTTCAAACCTATCAGATTCCCTTCTTCTAGTTGGAGGCAACCCAGACTCTCTTCTTCTAGATTCTTCTTGTCCTCTTCTAGTTACATCTCTTATAAATTCATTAAGATTCACATCTGGATCTGGTCTATCTGCCTCTATAGCTCTAATATTCCTAGCATCTTTATCTCTTAGAAACTGATGGAATCGTTCAGCTAGATCTTGAGCATAATCTTCTGGACTCCTAGGCTCTCCAACATACCAATCTGTAGGATTATACCCCATTCTATTTGAAACTTGTTCATATGCCTCTTTATCTTCTTTTGTAACTCCTCTACCAGCTACCATAGACTGATTTGGGATAGTACTAGGATCAACACGTGTTTCACCAGATTCTTTTAGATGCCTCTTTATTCTTTTCTTTATCTTCTCAGGCACCATCTCCCATATACCCCTCTGAGTACCACGACGAAGGACATTACCAGGCCACATGGATGCGTAATCAAGTACTTGACTAGCTACAGAAGGATCTCGCCCAGCCTCTCCTCCTAACCCATGAGGGCCAAAATCCAACCACTGTTTCATCATATAATCTTTTTTCCACTTTCTCTCCTCTTGAGTTAACGCCCTCTCCTTCCGTAAATCCAACTCCCTCTCAGATATAGACTCCATACCTTTTTTCCACTTAGCTGCTTCAGGCAGTCCAATAATATCAGGAA